GGCGGCGGGACCCAGCCGTCGAACGCATACGACCTTGTCATGAACGACGCCGGTGGCGAAGACGTTTTCACCGGCACCGGGGCGAACCTGTCGAATTCGGCGGGTAAGTATTCCGTCCCGATGATCGGTGACGGCAGCACCACCGATCGTGAGATCTTCCTAGACGGCGAGACGCTGGACCTTGTGATTTCAAATGCCGGGAACGCTAAGGGCGGCATCGTCTACCTGTTCGTCAGGGAAGTCTGATGTCGTGGGATCAACTGAAGGCGATCCTCGAAGTTAACCGGCAGGATATCTCCCGGGAGGCTTCTGAGCCGCCTACGGCCTGCCCGATAGACGGCAGCCCGCTGGACGTTCGAGGCAACATCCGGAACTGTCCGATGGGAAATTACCGGTGGCCTAACACGAAATAACCGAACCGAATAGGACGGCCCCAAGCCCTCTAGAAAGCAGGAGAGTGCGTGGCTAACTGGTACGCCACCCGCGAGCAGACGAAGCGGGCGGCCCGAGCTTCCGGTGTTCAGGTCGACGATTCGATCGACAGGACCATCGAGGCATCGAGTCGCAGCATCGATCAGGCGACGCGGAGATATTTCATACCCCGGACGGAGACCCGGCTGTATCGCTGGCCGCAGGCCAACGGCAGCAGCGTCAGGTTGTATCTCGATCAAGACCTGATCTCGGTCTCCGCTCTTCGGACGAAGGCGCAGGATAGCTCGCCGACAACGATCTCCTCGTCTGACTATTTTCTGGAACCTGAGAACCAGAACCCGCCGTACCGGCGCATCGAGATCGACCTGAGTTCGACTGCTGCATTCGAGGGTGGCGACACGCCCCAGCGATCTATCTCTGTCGCTGGCTCGTGGGGCTATTCGGCGAATACCAGAAGCTCAGGCACGGTGACCTCCGGCCTCGCCTCCGATTCAGCAGCGACCTCGATGGTCTGTTCCGATGGCTCCCTGATCGACGTGGGCGACACGCTGCTGATCGAGAGCGAGCAGTTATTCGTCTCGGAGCGTACCAACGCAGCGGAGCCGAACAGTGACCTCCTCGACGGGGCTCTTACGAAGGACGCCAGCGAGAACGTGACGGTGGACTCCGGCTCCCGGTACTCGGTAACCGAAGTCATCATGGTCGATACCGAGAAGATGCTGATCGTCGGCATTAACGGCAACGTCCTCGATGTCCAGCGCGGCTTCGACGGGACAGCCGTCGCCGCCCACTCGAATAACACCGCCGTCCACGTCTTCAGGACCCTCACGATCGAACGTGGCGTAAACGGCACCACCGCCGCCACGCACGCCAACTCCACCGCTGTCTCGAAGTACGAACCCGAGTTCCCGATCAACCAGCTCTGCGTGGCCGAGGCGGTCTCTGCGATCAAGCAGGAGATGGCCGGGTGGGGCCGCTCTATCGGGATCGGCGACAACACGGCAGAACTTCAGAGCCGCGGGCTGGCGAGCCTCCGGAACGAAACGATCATGCGCTACTCCCGCCTGCGGGAGGCGGTGATCTGATGCCGGTAAAGATCGACGTCACGATCACCGGACCGCTCTTCAACGGTCAGGGGACCAAGCAGAACATCCGACGTTGGGGCCTCCGGATGGTCCAGCAGTGTATCGAAGCCGGTGAACAGCGGCTCGACATGATGCTGCGCCCGAGGTCGGCTCCTCTGGGCGTTTATCTGACGCACGCTCAGGCGGGCCGGGGCAAGGCATCGACGGGCCACTACCGGCGCAACGTTCACGGATTCCAGATCGGCCTGTTCGGGCGCATCAGCGATGGCGGTGTCGTCTACGGGCCGTGGCTGGAAGGCACGAGCAGCCGGAACAAGACGACCCGCTTTAAGGGTTACCGCTCCTTCCGTCGAACGCACCAGTGGATCAATAAAAACAAAGCCAAGATTATCCGGCCAATAATCAACCTGATGGAGAGGGATCTTGGTGGTGGCTAATGCCATTCGATACCGAGCGCAGTCTGCGTCTAATCAGCACTTATCTGGGCTCGTCGGGCTACGTCACCAACGCGCAGATCGGCGAATACAAGTCGGCCCCGGACCTGCCGGCAGACCAGTTCACCGCCGCCATCTGGATATCGTCTATGACGGTGGCCGGGCTGACGCTGAACGGCGGGACGATCGAGGTCCATGTCATAACGGCGCGGCTGTACGGACAGGGTTTCGGGAATCAGCCGGAGGACATGGAGATCACCAGCGCTCAGGCGGTTCAGAAGATTTACTCGGACCTGCTCGGCGACGCCGATCTGGGATCAGAGATCAGGACGATCGACGTCGCCGGTATGCACGGCACGCCCCTGAGCGCCACGTGGGGCCATATCGACATCGACGGGACGATGTATTACGTGATCGACCTCACGATCCCGCTGATCGTCGACGACTCGGCAACGGTGAGTCTGTAAAGGATTGACATGGCAAGACGACGCAAAACGGGCGGCACCCACCGGGTCCTGAACCCGCGCGGCATCCCAGCGGACATCGCCTGTTACTCGGTGGTGAAGCAGCAGGGCGAGCCGGAGACGGTCGACTACTTCGAGGGCGATACGTTCACGCCGCCCGACTGGATGGACCCCAAGCCGGACATTGAGGACGGATTTCTGGAGGTTGTGAAGGATGGCTAAGTCAGCAGGGCTCGCGCAGGATTTCTTTGTCGAGGGCTACCAGCTCGGCGGCGACGTATCGAACATCAACGAGGCGTCATCCCCGAGGAACCTTCTCGAAGTGCCGATCCTCAACAAATCCGCGATGGACAGGCTGAACGGCCAGTCAAGCGGGGTGATCGACTTCGGCTCATGGTTCAATGACGCCACGGCGCAGGAGCATGCTGCCCTGAAGGGCCGGGTGACTACCGACGTAGTGATGCTCTGGGCGCTCGGCGGGGCTATCGGATCGGTTGCGGCGTCGCTTGATGCCAAGCAGATTAACTACGATTTCACGCGTGGTACGGACGGCAGTCTGGCAGCTACTGTCCGGGGCGAGTCTACGAACGGCTATCCACTCGAATGGATGAACCTGCTGACTGCCGGGAAGATCACCCATTCGTCCGCTGCGAACGGCACCAGCCGGGATGACGCCTCGGCCACAACACAGGGCATCAGGGCGAACGTCCAGATCGTAGACACGGATAGCGGCACACCGACGATCGTCATTCAAGACTCTGCAAATGACTCCTCGTTCGCGACGATTCTGAGCTTCACCGCCGTCGCCGCTGGATCTGAGCCGGTCGGCGAGCGCAAGCAGGCCACCGGAGCCGTCCGCAGATACCTTCGGGTCGCTACCACTGGCTCATTTTCAAACTGCGACTTCATCGTCGCCTACGTGCGTGGCACAGCTGTGGACGACGAGGATCTCAGCTCGTGAGCCAGCTTCAGGTCACTCACCACCGGATTCTCGCGCCCATCGCGACGCATAAGTATGTGGCGCGGTGCGAGGACGTTGACTGCCCGCATTACCTGCGCGGCTGGAAGACGGTGGTGGGGGCCACTTCAATCCAAGCGATGTATATCCGCAACGAGGCGAACCGACGATTCATCGAATCGAGGAGTGGCGAGGGCGAGATCACATTCGAATTCCCGGCAGGCCAGCAATGCTTTCGGCAGCATCTGGCCCCGAATGGGCGGGAGGCGATCTTCGCAAGGCAGGTTCGGGGACAGGAGGGGCAGGTACTACCGACGCCGGAGATTTGGCGGGACGATTTCGCAGAGGAACTAGAAACGATAGCTCAGATTAGAGAGCGGCACGGATAAGGAGAGGCAATGGCTAAAGAAAGTGGAATGGGCATGTCGGCTGCGATCGACGACAGCGGTGGCACTGCCCGGACGATCTCAAACGACATTACGAATATCGACTGGGCGAACCCGAGGGGCGTTCAGGACGTCACCGGACTAGACAAGTCGGCGATGGAGCGGCTCCTGCTGCTGGCGGATTTTAGCGTCAACGTGAACGGCGTATTTAACGATGCGTCTAACACGAGCCACGACGTCTTCAAGACCGTCACATCGTCGTCGGTCGCCCGGACGGTCACGCTGGCGATCTCTGGCCAGACGCTCCCGAACGAATGCTTTTTTACCGACTACTCATTGACGCGTGGCACGGACGGCTCGATGACGTATACCGCTCCCGGTGCGTTGACTGGCGGCGCAGTTCCTACGTGGGCATAACCGATGCCCGGTAAGAACGGCAGCAAGGCCGAAGGGTTTTCGCTTCCGAAGATCTCCGCCCGCCTCGTTTTTGAGGACGATTACGAGGGGGCGGAGGTCGTGGTGCGGACGAACGTCCCGATGTCACTGGTCATAGAGGCACAGGAAGTTGGAGCCTCGCAGGACATCGGATCGTTCGCCGAATCGTTCGTCAGTGACGTGCTGCTCGACTGGAATCTCCTCGACGACGGGGAGCCAGTTGCACAGACAGTCGAGGGCATGAAGTCTCTGCCCTTTGATTTTGTCGCACGAATTCTGGAGGCATGGTCCTCGGCAGTCGCCGGGGTTCCAGTCCCTTTAGCACTGAAATCCGACGATGGAAGCACGTCGGCGAAGGAGCCGTCGGTCGAGATGGCTCAGTAGTCACGAAGCCATTGCCGCTGGCGCAGGCAGAACTGATCGACAATCTCTGCCAGCGGTATTCGTGCCTCCCGTCCCAGCTACTGGCTGAACGGGCGGACATTCTGCTGCGGATCATGGCGCTCCGATCCGAGGCCGGAGAGACCGAAGCCGAAGGTCAGGACAGATCGATGATGGACAGTCTGGCAAACAGCTCGCAGGTGATGCTCGACGGCTCGCCGAGGAAGGTTGAGACGCTTGGCAGCTAACGAAGTTGTCATCAAAGTCCGGGGCGACACGCGGGGCGCAGAGGATGCGGCTGATCGCCTTCAGGGTAGATTCCAGAAGCTCGGCGACAGCATGAAGTCCGTCGGGCGCACGATGTCGACCCGGGTCACCCTTCCGATTCTGGCGCTCGGTGCGGTTGCGCTGAAGGTCGGTGGTGACTTCGAACAGGGGATGAACCAAGTCCGGGCAGTCTCCGGGGCTACCGGGGACCAGTTCGAGGCGCTTCGGGAGCAGGCGAAGGAACTGGGACGGACCACCCAGTTCTCCGCGTCACAGGCTGCCGAGGGCATGAGCTTCCTTGCGATGGCCGGGTTCGAGGCCAACGAGATTCTGGGAGCTATGCCCGCCACACTTCAACTGGCCGCAGCCGGGCAGCTTGAACTCGGTGAGGCAGCGGACATCGCCTCCAACATTCTCACCGGCTACCGGATGACCACTGAGGAACTCACACACGCTAACGACGTACTGGTCAAGACGTTCACCTCGACGAACACGAACCTCCAGCAACTCGGCGAGGCGTTCAAGTTCGTTGCACCTGTTGCGAGCGCCGCCGGGATGCAGTTCGAGGAGGCATCGGCAGCTATCGGTCTGATGGGCAACGCCGGTCTTCAGGCGTCCCTCGCCGGGACTGCCCTGAAGGGAGCGATCTCCCGCCTCCTTTCGCCAACCAGTGAGGCGGCGGAGATCATGGAGCGCCTCGGGATTAACGCCCTCGACAGCTCCGGGGATCTACTGCCGCTCGTCAATATTGTCGGGCAGCTAGAGGACTCCGGCGCAAAGACGGCGGACATGCTGGAGATATTTGGCCTCCGTGCGGGGCCGGGGATGTCTGCACTGGTTAGTCAGGGTTCCGAGGCTCTCCGGGAACTGACGGAAGAACTAGAGAATTCCGGCGGCACCGCAGAACGGATCGGAAAGGTCCAGATGGAGGGCTTCAACGGAGCGATGCGCCGGATGAAGTCGGCGCTCGAAGGCGCAGCTATTGCCGTTTCGGAGTCCGGTCTGCTGGAGATGTTCGAGAGCCTGATTAACGTGCTGGCAAAAGGAGCGCAGGCGTTCAGCGAACTGCCCGGCCCGGTCAAGACAGCTATCGTTGCAATCGCAGGGCTTGCTGCGGCGATCGGTCCGCTGCTGATCGCGATGGGGCTTCTGGTGACGATCGGCCCGAACGTCGGCATCGCCTTGACGCTTGCAATGGGCCCGGTTGGACTCATCATCGTTGCAATCGCAGGGCTAGTTGCCGGTATTGCCCTCCTGATCATCCATTTCCAGACCATCAAGCGAGTGGTTCAGGAAAACGTCGAGAAGTTCGCTGCTCTTGCTATATCCATCGGCATGATCATCCCGCCGATCGGAATACTGATCGCTACTCTCACCTTGCTGACGATCGGCTGGGAGAAGACGCAGCAGATCATCGCGGAAGTCTGGAACAAAATCATCGCGGCGACCGAAATCGGCGTCAACCAGATGATCGAACTGCTCAACGGATTGATCCGGGGCTGGAATAAACTCGGTCGCCTGATCGGGCAGGAGGTCGACGAGATCGCGACCGTCGAGATTCCCCGGTGGATCGTTGCGATGGAGTCAGTCGGCAAGGGCGGGGACGAGCTGGCCGAAAAGGTCTCGACCCAGACCGACGATTATTACTCCAACATGAAAGGCATGGCGGAGGCTACCGAGGTTGCAGCGGAGCGGATCAATAAAGCCACAACCGAAATGGCTGGTTATCTAGACGAAGACTACCAACGGATCGCTGACGGGGCCGATGACATCTCGCGGGCGTGGGTGCGGGCTGAAGAAGTCGCCGTCGCCAGTGCCGAACAAATACAGGCTGCTCACGATCGTGTCATGGCTCGGCACGTGCGGGAAGCCGCACAGCACGTTCGCTTGGCCGAAACCGCCGACGCTGCTGAGAAACAAAAGCAGGAAAGTCGGACGGCTACGGTAGGTCTTTACGATGCGTTATTTGATCGTTTACTGCATCTTCAGAAGGAAGACGAACTCGTCGTCGTCGCTGCTGAGAAAAACAAGCAGGCCGAGTTAACCAATACGCTAAGGCTCTACGATAAGACATTCAAAACGCTGGATGACCATCGAAAATCAGCCGCCGAGGCGGTTGCAAGACTTCCACGCACGATGGCCGGTGCCGGGGTCGAGGCAGGCGGCAGCGCAGCGAACCGTGCGATGGCGATGAGCGCCCTGTCTGGCGGGCCGGTCCTCGATGTCAGGGGCAACCCTTTCTTCGACGAAGATCGCACGGCGAGGGACTTCTGGGATCTGGGGCCTGCCGGTCAACCGCCGCCGATGCTAGGCGGCATGACCTTCCGGGAAGGTTCCGGGTCAAACGGGCAGGGCGTTACTGTTATCAATATCAATGCCGATACGATCATCGGGCAGTCGGAAGTAGAGGAGATAGTTGTCACAGCGTTGGAGACTGCAAATAATCAAGCTCTACCTTGGCTCCCGCTATGACCTCCGCAACGTATGTTCTCGAAGTTGATTGGAGCGGCGACGGCGACTACGGCGATTCGAACGAGGACATCACCGGTGACACCATCCAGATCAACACGGCTTCGCTGGGCCGGTCGCTCGGATCGCCACTGACGTCCCGGTCCTCAGCGGGGAAGCTGGTCGCTACCCTCCGCAACGACGCCGATCTTTACTCGCCCTCCAACACCGATGGGGCGCTCACTGGCAATATCATCCCGGGCCGTCTGGTCAGGCTCAGGACGACATCCCCGTCATCGACAATTCTCTGGACCGGCTATCTGGATTCGGTCGTGCCTCATATCTCCCGGCGGCACGGCAAGACGGCCACGTTAACGGCGCTGGGGCCGCTGGGCAGGCTCGCAACCAAGAATTCTCGAATCGCCATGCAGACCAGCCGACGGACCGATCAGGCCATCGGAGACGTTCTGGATGATGCAGGCTGGGGCGCGAGCGACAGGAATCTCGACACCGGCCAGACGACTATGACGAGGTGGTGGGCAGACGATATCAGTTGCATCGAGGCGCTGCGGGAGATCGAGGCTACCGAGGCCGGTTTCATCCGGGAGGAAAAGGACGGAGATATTGCCTTCGAGTCTCGGCACCACCGGATTCTCGACACGACCGACGTCGCCACTTACTCTGATCAAGCCAGCCCCGCGGCCGGTGCCATTTCAATGGTCGCACCGGTCAGGCAGATCGATCCGAACTCCCTGATTTTCAACGAGTTCACGTCGCAGGTTCGGACGTTCTCAGTTGGTTCGCTGGCGGTCCTCTGGACGCTCATCGAGACCGGTTCCAGCAGTCCGTTGATCGCAGCAGGCGAGAGCAAGGTGTTCGTCGCCATTTACCCGACGGACGAGGATCGGGCGAGCGGGAACATGGCAGTCGATGCGTGGACGACCCCCGCGTCAACTACCGACTTTACTGCGAACTCTGCCTCCGATGGTTCCGCCACAAACCTGACCTCAGATTTCGCCGTAGCCGTGGTGAAGCGGGCTGAGGCGATGAAGATCACCGTGACGAATAACAACGCTCTGACCGCTGGATACCTGACGAAATTACAGGCCCGCGGCACGCCGGTGTCCCGAAGCGAACCTGTCGAGCTGATCGCCGAGGATTCCACCTCCCAGACCGCTTTCGGTAAGCGGACCTACCCGCGCCCGACCAGCGCTCGCTTCGTCCCGAACACGCTCGAAGCGCAGGGCTGGTGCGATTACAGCCTGTCGATTTTCAAGGACCCGTTCTCCTTAATCGAGATCATGTTCTCAGCCAACAAAGATTCCGATTCGATGGCCGAGGCTCTCCGGGTAGCAGTCTCAGACCGGGTGACACTCCAGCTCGATGAGAACGCAGGGTTCGGGCAGGACGGCATCCACTTCGTCGAGCGGGTCACGCATATCATTCGCTCGAAAACAGAACACTGGGTCTCGCTGGTCCTCTCCGACGGGTTGAAGTACGGCGGGTTCTGGGTGCTGAACACCTCCAAGCTCGGCATCTCGACCCGGCTGGCGTACTAGAAAGGAAGGCTAATCGATGGGCTATACCGCACCGCGTACTTGGGTCTCCGGCGAGGTCGTGACCCACACGCTCATGAATACGCACGTCCGCGACAACCTGCTCGCCCTGAGCGAAATCGCCCGGACGTGGACTGCTGCCCAGACGTTTAATGACGACATTGATATCAAGCTCGGAACCGGGGCTGATGCAGCTATCAGGTGGTCGGACGGTGACGCTGACAACCATGCTTTAGCGATCGGGCTGGGCAATTCCAACCAGTCACTTCATGTCACAGACCTCGCTGCAATCGCGACCGACTGGAATATCGCTGCGACGACCGATCCAAATATATATATCCACTCGAATACGACGCCTGCAACCGATTACCTGCGGCTCGGAGGTCACACCGGGTCAGCGGCAGACATTGACGTGGTTGGCGGCTCGACGCTCAATTTCAAGATAGGCGGAGCCACAGAGGTCAGCCTTACTGCATCAAAGCTGGACATAGCGAACGGGACTCAGCTGGACGCTTCCGATACGACCCAAACGACCTCGACGACAACCGGCTCGATCATCACGGCTGGCGGTCTCGCCGTCGCAAAGGATGTCTACCTCGGAGGGCGAGTGCATCTTGGCGCAAATGCGATCGGCTTCGGTGCCAACGACCACGTCAAGCTAGTTATCGACGACTACGAAAGTGGCAATGTCAACGACTACGCCTGTGCAGATCTTGCGATGTATTACGCCTCGCCATCATCTCCCGGGCGGACTGCTTCCGGTTTAAGCGCGCAGGCTATTTTTCATGAAGATTCAGCGACCGGTACAGTCGCCCATGCCACAGCACAGAACCAGTGGTGCGGCGTGAAGGGCGGAATAACGAACAGCGATGGCAATACACTTCCGTATGCCACTGGCGTTCAGGGCAGGGTCACAGCCGCCGCAGCGAGTGCTGTTATTACGCAGGGTGCTGCGTTTGCCACTTCTGCTTACTGGGGAGCCTCCAATGGAACCGCAACGATCACCGACCTTTTCGGCCTTCATGTCGTCGATGCCGTTACCACCGGGACTGTCACCAACCTCTACGGCATCAAAATCGAAGCCCTCGCCGGGGGTTCTAATAACTGGGCAATCAAAACCGCTGGTGCTGGTCTCGTCGACATCGGCGACTCGACCAACGCCACCTCCACTACCACCGGCTCAATACATACCGCAGGCGGGCTGAGCGTCGCAGCGGGGAAGGATACGTGGCTCGGAGGCGATCTGCATGTCGGCGACGACGCCACAGAGGTAAATATTAAAACCGCCAACTCAAATGCTTCCGCCCTGCCGTTTCGCATCCAGCACAGCCGGGGATCACAAGCCTCGCCATCGGCGACTCAGAATAATGATGGCCTCGGCCAGATTATGTTCGGTGGCTACACGAATCAATGGTGGACTGGAGCCGTAATCGAAGCCGAGGCGACGGAGACATGGAGTTCTGGGGCTGCCGGGACGCAGCTGATTTTCTCGACGACTGACAATACTACGACCGGCGTCGACGAGCGGATGTTTATCGACCAGAACGGCGGGGTGTATCTGATCGGAGCGACCGGTACTTCCGGCCACGGCGCAGGCACGTTCAACGCAACTGCCATCTATGACGACAACAGCATCATCACGGATTACGTCTTCGAGGACGACTACCGGGAGCAGATCCCAACGATCCCTGAGATGCGCGATTACTACGAGCAGAATCATCACCTGCCGACTATCCCGGGCCGTGAGGAGTGGGAGGAAGCAGGTTCACTGCCTCTGGGCAGGATCTCGACTGCCGTCTGGGAGACGACCGAGGTTCATGCCATCTATATCGCCGAGCTAGAAGAGCGTTTGAAAGCGCTCGAAAGTAGAGAAGGAGCCGTCAATGGCAGCACAGCATCTTGACTCCGTGCGGAACCACTTGATGACGCATCACCGTGCCCAGAGTGCTTCGATCTCGGCGGCGAATCAGGCGCTCGAACAACTCAGCGACCTGACGTCCGCTGCGAAGACGACCGTGACAAACGGAATGGTCGCAGAGGCCACCGCCCTGAGTTCCGGTAGCTGCTCGACCTGCGTCGGCATCGTCAGCGACGGCGTGGCAGCGACGATTGCGCCTTAGCATGCCTACTCCGGAACTCGAAATCACTCCTGCTGATCTGGAGACGGCGATGCAGGACGAGCGGGTGGCGCTACGGATCAACCTCGCCGCAGCGATCAGAACGATCGGTGAACTCAGAGCAGAACTCGCCAGCCTCCGGTCGCAGAACGGCACAGTCGATCCGGTCGAATTGGCGGAGGTCGAGTCATGAACTGGCTCGCTAAAATTCGCCCGCAGATTCTGACGGTACTCGTCTTCCTAGGACTGATCGCTGCGTATGCCCTCCGGGTCGGCTCCACCGAGGTCGCCACCGGCGCGATGGGCGGCATGATTGCCCTCGGGATGTCGATACTCGAAAAGGACAACGGCGACTGAGGAACTGGCTGTTCTGGTGGGTCCGCTCCCGGACCTACATTCGCTCGTTGGAATCAGAGCGCGACAGGCTGCTGGCTGATCTGCGTATCTGTCACTACCGCCGGGATCAGTTGGAAAAGGAGATGCTGGCGGCGTCGGTCGAGGTTCAGAATTTGAGGCGGAAGGTGATTTTCTAATGAATATGTTCAAGCGGCTCCTGCGACGCACTTTCATGATCCCGGATGCCCGGTTCGCCCGGGTGCGGCTGGAGATGCCCACGCTCTCCGTCCGGTTCAAGCTGCCTCGGGTACTGGGCTTCCAGTTCCCGACCATCGATATCGGCTGGCCGTCTATCCCGTCGCTGCGCGTCAAGGGTGGGATGTTCAAGGTGAGCCTGATCGCTACCGGGCTGGGCTTTATAGCGGTCGCTGGTATCTACTTCGCCACGACTTCGGGGATCACTCAGGCTCCCATCTATCCTGACCCTGCCAGCTATGACGTGGCGCAGGCCCAGCGGCTGGACCGGGAGACTTTGCAGGTCGGTACGAAGCACGATTATTCGGACGTGCCAGAGCCAGAGCGGGCCACCCAGACGCTTAATCTCATTATCGGCGGCGCACGTATCGATCAGCTCGGCTTCGACACGATCTCGCTGGGCAAGGCCACCGGGCTGGTGAACGCTATCAAGGTTTCAGGGACGACCACAAACACGCTCACCTGCGACACCATCACGCTAGATGGCATCGAAGCTCCGTCGCTGTGGCTCGGCAACGCCAACATCTACAAACTGACGATCAAAGATAACTTCGCCGATGGCCTGAGTATCAACCCGGTACTCGGCGTGGTAAGCGACATCGAGGTCGGCAGCACACGAGGGGCGATCAACATCCCTTCGGTTACCGGTAGCACGTATGACCGGATCATCATCGACACCAGCAGCGCGGATAGCATCTGTAACAACCTGATCCTGAAGGACATCAAAATCTTTGGGACATACAGCGGCAAGGCCGTCCATCTGGAAAACCTCGACGTCGGTGAGTTGATCATCCAGAACAGCCTTATCGGAGACGGCACTGGTATCGACACGGCGAGTTTCACGGCCACCAGCACGATCATCTCCAGCGCCGTACTGACAAATAACGTGGAGCGCCCGATCACGATCAAGTAATGGCTGACGAGAAACAGCGGCGAGACGCCAGCACCACGGTCACTGGTGGCCAGCTACTCATCGCTATCATCTTCATCCCGGTCGTTATCACGTGGCTGTTCCTCGCCGCCCGGATAATCTGGTCGGCAACATCAAACCCCGAAACGCTGGATAAGATCGAAGGGCTGCTGACGGCGCTGGCGGTTCTGACGATCCCGGTGAGCCACGGGCTGACCAAGATTTTCGAGACCTTCAAGGACGACGATAAGTAACGCCCGCAGAGAGCGCCCCGGGAAGGCCCGGTGTTTGGGGTCCACATTCCGCCCTGCCTGCCCTCTACGGGGCAGCTAGGCACCGTGAATCGTCCGGTAATTAAAAGGCCCCCGACCGGAGCCGGGGGCCTTCTGGAGGCGTGGGGGCTAGCGCGGGTCCTTCCACAGATCGCCGAACGCCCCGCAGTAGCAGCAGGGTTCGGGGGCCGATCGGTACTGGTTGCAGTCGTGACCACTCCGGTATACACGCCGCCCGTCGCGAGCGATCCGAATGTGCCCGATAACCCGGTTATCGAAGAGTGTGTATTCGGTGGCGATTTTATGCAATTGGCCGTGATAGACCTGAGCGCCGTCGTCCAATCTGCTAGCGTAGTATCCGTAGCGAAGACCGCCGTTCATAATGGCGTCTTCGTTCTTCTGGTCCGAGATCCACCTTCGGGTGTCCAGTCCGCCGACGGGCCACGGCGTGTCGTCGGCGAGCATCTTCAGGAAGCGGTAAGTTGCGATCTCGATAACCTCGGGAGTGTCCTCACCGACGCCGTCACGGGTCGTCTTTTGTTTGATCAGCTTTGAGCGAACGGGGTTCCGCTGGTAGAACATTGTTGCCATCTGTCTGTCTCCTGCCTTGCTATGCGCCTGCGTTGGTGGTTATTTCTTTGTCCAGAACCCAAGGAACCTTTCGGTGTTCGGATTCCACCAATCTCCGTAGCGTTTGGTTGATTGCAGCAGCGTTACTGCTTCGCTGAGCTTTAGTGGCCGACGGTCAGGCTGAAAATTCTCTAGCAGGATCTCGACATCGGGACCGGTAGGTTCAGCGTAGATCTCGGCTCGGATGAATCGGGTGCCGTCACCACTGAAAGTTGTGGTGAGTATTTCGTTGAAGCCGACTTCGTCCCGGTAGGTAATTTCTTCTGGCGTTACATCGAAAGGTACTTGGGTGACGTGTAGGCTGATCGTTTTCATTATTGCTTGTCCTCTGCTGCTATGCGTTAGCGGTGGATGGCCGCTGTGCGGCCAGTATAGTGTGGTCTTGCAACAGACGTCAATAGTGTGGGCAGGTCAATGCCGTGGGAAATAACAAGGGGCCCCCATTTCTGGAGGCCCCGAGCGCATAGCAGACAGGATCGGGTGGACCGATCCGGTCGCGACA